AATTGAAACAAATAAAATTGGGGAAATCCAAGGAAAAAGTGTTCCAAATTATGACAGACACAAGTATAATCGCTATGGCAATGAAATACGTCCAACACAACAAAGCTGGCTAAACGATCGTGTTGAAGCCATCCGCATATTTGTTAATGTTGCCAATAGAGAATTAGCTAAAATAAATGTCACATCAATCAATGGATGGAACAATAGACTAAGCAGGATCATTCCAACAAATGATCCAGCCTTCTCATATGATATTTCAACATATTGGAATTATATTGACTATGCTGATGCTACATTCGATAGTAATAAAATTCCAGTAGCAATACTTTCTTCGGCAACTGAACTATACAACTACAGCACAGCTAATGTTGGTGACTACTTAGAAGTGCTAGTTGGCGAGCAACAAGTAAAGAACGTTTGGGAAAAATCAGTAGACGGATGGAAACTGGTATTCCAGGAGAATGGTACCATACAGTTAAGCAAGAAATTGTTTGACCTTGCCAAAGTCCAGGATCTATGGGATGCAAGTCCCTGGGATAGTCTGCGTTGGGACGCATACCCATTCACTGAGCTGTCTGAAATCATAACAGCATTAAGAGAAGATGTGTTTGTTGATTTTTATCAAGTGCATTACAATGTTATTTTCTTTGCATTGGTGAAAGAAATACTACGACAGAATCCATCTTGCCACTGGATAAGAAAATCCAGCTACGTTGATGTTGAACGTGTTAGTGTTGATCCATTGGCACCTACGCCATACTATCGTAAAGAATATCTACGCAATGATGACAATGTGTTGACTGATTTTATCAATGAAGTTAAACCATATCATACAAAGATATTGAATCAAACAGAAGTAGATCAAATCAAAGATAATGTAAGTATTTCGTTTGATGATCTACGCAAGAGCAAGATTGTTATGAGATATGGCCGATTTGGCGATCAAACCTGGCAAGGATATTATATTGACGGACATCCTTTCAATCACTTGCAAGAAGGTTGGGATCGTAATCCTTGGGAATTTGAATTTACAGCCGAAGGATTGCTACCAGCAACCGGTGAACGTGTATCTCGTATGAAAAACTATCTATGGGATATGCCACAGTCAAAATACAATATCTTGATTGATACGATCATTGCTGGCCGTAGCTTTGGTATACAACCGGAAGCACTACAAGCAATCATTGATGGAAATACATTTTATCAACCTGAGTGGGATCGTTGGCCAGAAGAGATGGTTGCATTGAGCCCTGGGGAAAGTGTTGAAATACGTGTGATAAACAACACTCATGGTAGGGTCGTAAATAACGCTACAGTTGCATGGAGATATCATATGGATATCTTGGGCGGCACTACTGTCTATAGATATAACAATAGTGCGTCAACTACAGTTACAGAGTCTGTAAATGAAACTGCAACAGAGATACAGCTAGCCGATGCGTCTGTATTGACCCGTCCAGATCCAGTCAATGGAAAGCCAGGTGTTGTTTGGCTTGCACGTGAACGTATTGAGTTCTGGGAAATTGATGGAAATACCATCAAGCGTCTAGTACGTGGTACGCTAGGAACTCCAGTATTATCACAAACAGCCGGACGTAGGGTATATGATGGCGGACAGCAAAATCAAGTTCCTACGCCAGGCGAATTGAAAAATTGGCAAAATGCTCTTTATCCACAATGGAATGAAGAAGCGTTGACCTTGCTGGATAGCACCACAAGAGAAGCAGTTTTCCTTAAACAAGGGCGAGGCTATTTCGTCCCAGCTTGAAAATGATTTAAGTACAACGGTAATCAACACATAAATATGAGATAGAGGATTTAGCATGATAAAAGACACATTAGATGCACTAGTTGAAGGTCACATCAAGATCTGGGATCCAGAATCTGGTGAAATCTTTGTCAACAAGCGCAATGCCGTTAATTTTGAGAACATTTCTATTGCTATAGCCAACTTGTTGGCTGGTAATTTTACACAAGGGTTTTTTGTGTCAGAAATGCACTTTGGCAACGGTGGAACTGTAGTTGATAGCACAGGCGCAGTTAGTTATCGTCCGCCAAATGTCAATGGACAAGCAGAACAGCTCTACAATGCTACATTCTTCAAAGTAATTGATGAAGACGATTTTGTCAACAATACCGACACAAATCTTAATAAGACTAACGTAACACACGTAAACGGCTTGAATTATACTGATATAGTGGCTACTTGTACGATTGATTATGATGAACCAATTACAGGTGATACTACGTTTAATCTAGCTGGTACATCACAAGATATACAGGATACTGCTACAAATATGGAAGGTTCGTTTGTATTTGACGAACTAGGCTTGAAGATAAAAAGCACAACAGGGGTACTAGGTACAGGATTATTGCTTACGCATGTGATTTTTCATCCTGTACAGAAGAGTGCTAACCGCTTGTTGCAAGTTATATACACCTTGCGTATACGTGCAGGTTGATTAAATAAGAGAACGAGGAAATAACATATGGCTTACGACATAAACAAAAGCGACGGCACCCTACTAGTAACTATTCCTGACGGTGACCTAGATACCAGTACATCTATTAAGTTGCTAGGCAAAAATTTTGCTGGTTATGGTGAAATAGTTGCTGAAGATTTAGTACACATGATGGAGCACTTTAGCTCAGCGGCAGCACCTGGTAATCCAATTGCCGGACAGCTATGGTTCAACCCAGTTACTAATCGCATTTCGGTGTATGATTCACAAGGAAACTGGAAAGAGTTAGGACAGCTAGTAGCCCAGATTAACCAGCCTACTGGTAATACACGTAGGGTTGGCGATTTTTGGTATCAAACTGATATCAAGCAGTTGTGGATTTGGGATGGTACAAGACATCAACCAGTTGGCTTTCCTAGTGGAGCGACTACAATTAAGTTTGTGCGCATCAAAGACGTGGACTCTGTTTTGCATGATGCTATTAAAGTAATCATGAGCGGCGAACTAATGGCTATTTTCTCTGGAGAAGGACCATATACTCCGCATCCAGACGAAAAGCTAGAAGATGGTGTACAGGTTTTAACCGCAGAGTTTCCTCAAATTGGAAAAGGTCTACAGCTAACAAATCGCACAGGTTTCAAATTCCGCGGTATTGCGGTTGAAGCGGAATTTGCTGACTTAGCCGAAATGTATCGTAGTGATAAGAACTATATTGCAGGCACACTGATCAAGATTGGCGGCGAGTCAGAGGTAACAGTTGTAACCACCGATGCTGATGCTGATGTATTTGGTGTAGTATCAACCGACCCAGCTTTATTGATTGGTAGTAGAATTGGACATAACGAAACTAGAGTACCGGTTGCACTTAAAGGCCGAGTACCGGTTCGAGTAATTGGGGAAGTTAAAAAAGGCGATAAGCTAGTATCCAGTGAACTTGCAGGTCTTGCACGTTCAATGAAAAAAGGTGATGATCCATATGCTGTATTTGGTAGAGCATTAGGAAACAAAGAATCATCTGGAGAAGGCACGGTCGAAGCAACTATTGGAGTTAGGTAACTATGGCGCTCAAAGGCGACAAGATACTGGCTCAGTTACATGATGACGCCAGGCTTAAAATAGATAAGGTTTATGCTGACCTTTTCCGTAACGAAGGGCCAAGTGCAACGCCATCGGTGCAAGCCAATCTTCGTTATGGCTGGGGCGGAAATCGTTCAGTCAATAAAAGCGTCGGAAGTAAAATAACAGCCGAGTCTTTCAACCAACTGATTGACCGTCTTAATATTGCGGTCGAAAACACTGGATTAGCTAATGTTGAATTAGATAGACAGTTGCCGGCCAATCAAAAGATACTTGCCGCATACTATAATGCAATCAACGATTATGCTAATAATGTATTGACTGTGCCAAATAATTTAAGCCCAGCACGTGCATCAATACAGCAACTTGGTACGGCAGCGCGATCAACCAATTGGCGAAGACAGTTAGTACTGACATTTGATACCATTTTTACCACGTATGATGAATCCAGACACTTTTTCAATTCTGGATCTACTATACGTATGGATTTTGAAATGAGTGGAAATGGCGCTGGACAAGGGTATCGTGATTGGCAATTCATATTCTATCGTGCCGGCCTTATTTCTTATGGTGTAAATGGATTATCTATCAGCGGAACAGCACATTTTACTAACGAGAATGTGATGTTCCCAGAGCTTAACAATTCGGCTTATCAATTGCTTGGTACGATACAAACAGGCGGCGGATACGGTGGCTATGGGGGCTATGGGGGATACGGTGGCTATGGGGGATACGGTGGCTATGGTGACCCATTATACATACGTGTATATGGCAAGCTAACAGGCGGACTGAATAATATTGTTAGATTCCGTCTTGTACTAGATAATACAAGCAATCTGGCAGCAGAAAAGAATGTAACAGGTACTACCCAGTGTTTTATTAGCAGGCGCAAACCAGTTGATAATTCAAGACCTAGCACATCCTTGGTTATTCCAGATCCAGAATTTAACCTAATCAACGAGTTTACTGGAACCTGACACTCACCTGGTGATTACGTAGCGATAAATAACTGCGTATATAAATCATCGTGAGGACACATGGACCAAAGACTCAAAGAAGCCATTGAGTATAGCAACTACCGGCTAACACTCTCAACACATAAAAAGAACATACGTTTACGAGCTGATGCAATACAGCTGGTAAGCGATTCTGGCGGTATGTTTCGCTCAACGGAACAGTTAATACTATGGACGGATTACTTGATCAGAACCGGAATAGATCAGTATGTTCTTAACGATTCCAACGATCAGCCAATACTCGTCAAAGACTTACGGTCATTGCATAACAAGCTAACAGACAGTCATGCTAAATGCATGAATTTGTTACACGCTGAAAATGAAAAAATTAAACGTGCTCGAACTGTAGAAAAAATAGTCGACATACCAGCAGAGAAAACAGAGACAAATAATGAACAATCAGAATCCTCAAGCACAGACGCATGAGGACTCAGGTATCCTCATGTTTGCTTATAACAATGAGCAAATAGATTATATTCGACTAGCATTATTAGCTGCCTTGAGTGCTAAGAAACACATGTGTAACAACCGTGTGGCACTTATGACTGACCAAGGTACAGTAGCCTGGATGGTTCAGAGTCTGCCTAAAGATCTAATAGATAAAGCATTTGATCACATAATCGTTGAAGACGTAGAACATGAAAAAAATGTTCGTACACACTACGATAGTCCGTGGAATCAATTTCAGGCACAATTTTCAAACACGAATAAGCATTCTGTATTCCATAAAACTCCATTCAAGAAAAGTCTACTCATTGACGTAGACTATATCATTGGCAACAATAATTTAGATCATGTATTCGAAACTGAATCCAGTGTTGCTATGTTTGGAGAAGCAATGGACCTACGAGGGTTGCCTCCCCATCATTATGAACAAAACTTACATCCCCTTGGAATCAAGATGTGGTGGAGTACGGCTGTGTACTGGCAACAAGACGAACAAGCAAGATTGTTTTTTGACTTGTGGGAACATGTTAAAGACAATTATGAGTTCTATAAATTTACATACAAGTTTCCAGGAAATTTATTCAGGACTGATTATGCTGTAAGCATAGCATGTCATTTGCTAGCCGGACAGACTGGTGAAGAATGGGCTACACGTATATCTAACCAACCAATGAGATATATGGATGGCAAGGATGATCTCATGACAGCTGATCGCAATGGCTGGTTATTCTTAAGTAACGACAGACAAGAAAACTGGAAGAATCTCGCTGTTAGATTACAGGGCGAAAATATTCACTTCATGAACAAGAGAGGCTTGTTACGGCATTGGGAAAAAGCTATGGAGGCAGTATGTTAAACATAGCATTTGTAATACACGGCGAAGACATCATTGATAGATATCGTAAAGTAGAAGCTAATACCCGGCTACTAAGATTACTAAATTCAAATTGTTTTATCCATTTGATTATTGCCGGCCGTGCCGCTGATATTGGCGTCAATGTGAAATTATTCAATCATATCTACGAGGCAAAAAGTAACAATGAAGAAACGTATGTTACATTCCTGGCTAAAACACTACCACTGATTAATGTCGATAGCTTGTTATACCTTGATGAAAATCTCTTTTCTTTCTCCCCGTTACACGACGCAATTACCAGAAATCTAACATCTGGGGTATTCATTTCAAAAGATGTTCTTGATTTCAGAGGAAATATAATTAACACAACATTGGCATGGCAAGATCAACAGTTAATGTTGAAACATAGCTGGCCAGTAATAAATGCAAAGTGTATTTGGTTTAATCAAGACCAAAAATCAATGTCTTTCTTTAAGGCACTAGAAGAATATTCTATTGCTTGGGAAAGTATTGGGTCAGAGATCAGCGACGGCGCGATGAAAACGCCAACCCTTAATAACGTACTAAGTTTTGTATGCCAAACAAATGATGACGAATACAGCAAGACAGAAATATTAAACTATAGGCATTTTGGAAAAAGAAATTATTCTAGAGATAGTAATTGGGTAAACAAAGATTGGTACAACTGGTTAGATGTATGGTGGGTATCCAGGGATATGCCCCAGTTACGAATTGAAAATTTTAGACAGCAAGGCTTGATCTATATGGAAGGTGACTATATAGAAAAAGTTGAAGAATGGTTAGAAAAGATAAACCGATGACCAACATAGATATCTCTCATCTTTTCCTACCTCGCCGTGTCATTGAAAAATTTAGCGTCTGGTACAATGGGCAAAACGGAAAAATAACTGGAATTGCGCCACATACAGAAACTGATAGCGGAAACTTTATCATATCTGAATCAACTATATGCTTAGAACTGCTGGAAGGCAGTACTGCACTCAAAGAATATATCGTTGGATATGATCCTGAACAAATGATAAAACGACTAATGCATATTTCCGAATGGGGAAGTTTATTAGGAGAAAAGCATGAATTACAGTTAGTCGAGTTTGTTGATGAACAGAATATTACTAGCCAGTTCTCGTTAAACTTTTATAAAAATCAAAAGAAGTGTGAACTGATTGTCAATCACGATGCATTCATTAGCATGTTCCAAAAAGGTAACGAAGAGCAGATTGCACATAGTCAACGACAGCATATATATTTTTTCATACGAGACAAGGACACTGGATATTTGTTGTCTAGGCAATCTTTTGAGTTTGATGTCAATAACGATACCATAATGGAAAGCAATGTAGACTGGTTGTTGGACTATAATCTTAATGAAATAGAAGTCATAAGCCATAAAAATTTCTGCACGTACTCGTGGACGTGGAAGGAAAATCAGATTGAAAGAACAGTACGAGTTAATCGTACCAAAGTTATACCTGCTACACGGTCAGAAGAATTTGCTCATTTGAATTTCAGGATGTTAGATAATCAACTGATATGTGATAGCACTATCAGTGATCCAAAAAATTACAGCATTGATGCAAACATAAAAATTTGGATTACAAAAAGAGAGCACCCAGATGCACTCATTGGGAACATAAACATACCAGTTGATATGATTGCAAACAAAAAGTCATTCAGGATCGATACCGGACATCTTAAAGGATTAGACTTTGATAATCTTGACTTTTTGACAAGTAACCAGTATATTAAGATATACATGAAGGACTCTACGCATGCTAACACCAATTAACGAATTTGATATCGTCTTTATCAGCTACGACGAACCCAATGCTGATGCAAATTTTGCCGATCTCTTGACCAAGGCTCCTTGGGCCAAGCGCAGTCACGGTGTCAAGGGCAGTGATGCTTGTCACAAAGCCGCTGCCGCACTAAGCGAAACTGAGAGATTTATTTCAATTGATGCTGACAATATAGTATGGGATGATTTTTTCAATATTGAACTCGATATGAGCAAGATTGGCCCAACTGATGTTATTAGCTGGGCAGGTAAAAATGCAGTCAATGGTCTTATCTACGGCAACGGTGGTATTAAACTTTGGCCAAAGAGCGTAGTAATGAGCATGAAGACTCATGAGGCTGCTGAAGCCGCCAGCGCACAAGTAGACTTCTGTTGGGACATACACTACCACCAGATGAACAATGTGTACTGCTGGACTTACAACAATGGCAGCGCATACCAAGCCTTCCGTGCCGGCTTCCGCGAAGGTGTTAAGATGTGTCTTGCAGGGGGTATACCGGTCAGCGTAGGCGAACTGCGGCAGCGTGTGCATCCAAAAAACCTGCGTAGACTATTAGTCTGGCAGAGTGTTGGTGCTGATGCCGAAAACGGTCTATGGGCAATGTATGGCGCACGGCTTGGTACTATGCGCACCTTGTTTGATAAGACATTCAACTACGTTGATGTGCGTGACTTTGAATGGCACGATGATCATTGGTTCAATACAGTACAACCTAAATTTACCGGCGGTAAAGAAATATGTAAAGCCACAGGATGGCAATGGAACATTGAAACACTGAAAAATGAGATCAAATTACTTGGTACAGAGCTACGTACCAAGGCGAACTTATCTATCGCCGAACTTGACGAAAATGGTTCTAGGTTCTTCAAAGAAAGCTATATCAATCCTAACAGGCTAGGCCCAATGATCAAAGAAGATCAAGTCATACAAGGTGTGGACGGCTTCTAATGTATGATGTATTCTTTATCAGCTACGACGAACCAGATGCAGATGTTAACTGGCAACGCCTACTGAAGTTTGCACCAGGTGCAAGACGGGTACACGGAGTTGAAGGGATACTACCAGCACATCAAGCGGCAGCACAGCAAAGCTCGACAAGTTCTTTCTTTGTGGTAGATGGTGATGCATGGATACATGACGACTGGAACTTTACTGCTGAGTGGTTTGATGATGTGTATCTACCTTATCCTTATAGCAATAAATCAGTAGCCGACTGTGTGTTTGTTTGGAGCAGTATTAATCCCTACAACGGATTGAAATACGGCAATGGTGGCCTCAAGCTATTGCCTAAGAAATTAACTTTGGATCACACAGGGTCAGTGGATGTAACGACCGGAATATCTCCTTGTATCATGCCGCTTGATTGGGTAGCATGTGAAAATAGATTTGCTACTAGTAACTGGACTGCTTGGCGTGGTGCCTTTAGAGAATGTGCGAAACTATCTCGCGGTAGCGTGACTATATCAGAAGATAAGCTAAACACATGGACAACGACTGCTACTGGTGAATATAGCAATGCAATACTTGCCGGAGCCAATGCAGGAAAAGAATATGGAATGAGCAATAGATCAATCGAAATGATCAATGATTACGCCTGGCTGAAAGAACAATATGACCAAAAATTTCAGTAATGAAAGCATAGTTTGGATTGCCGATACGCTCAGAAAGTTTCCTGATAATGCACAACGTATCTTGGATTGTTTTTGGCGCGGCCAAATTGACAGTAAAGTTTGGCTAATAAATCATCTAAATGAATACATGAAGTGGGATGTTGATCAGGAGCATGTGATTCATATTTTTGGCGGATGGTACGGTACATTAGCTACTATGCTATTTGATTCAGCTGAGTTTACTATAAAGTTCATACGAAGTATAGACATTGACCCAGCATGCGAACCTATTGCTGATCACATAAACAAAGTAAATGAGATGGATAAGTGGAGATTCAAAGCATTTACATCTAGCATGGACGAATGGAAATATGATCATCATCCGACAATAGTAATAAACACTTCGTGTGAACATGTGACACAAGATACATACAACAGATGGCATTCAAAAATACCATCTGGAACATTTGTTGTATTACAAGGAAATGATTTCTTCTCTTGCACTGAACATATACGTTGCAGTAAAACACTTGATGACTTTGTTTCACAATGTGGGAAATTCAAAGAGATTCTATATACAGGAGAATTTCCTACAGATGTTGGAAGCGGTTACACTAGATTCATGTTGATAGGAATAAAGTAAATGAGAAAAGTATTGATATTAGGACACACAAAAGGTATAGGAAAAGCCATATTCGATCGACTAACCTCAGATGGACATAGTGTGAAGGGGTTAAGCAGAGAAGATGGTAATTTCAACATGGAGCAGCCAAATTCTAGAGAGCGTGTGGCTAATCTATTAGACCAATATGACACGCTAATAATCAGTGCTAATGCAGGCTGGGCAAATGTTGAAATGCTGTATCGTGCCTGGGGTAAGTGGAAAGGTAGAAAAGACAAAACTATCGTAGTCATGGGTAGCCACATAACTGAACAACCAAGAAACTTTTCTAATCTTTATCAGATATATAAAATTTCATTGGAAGCCGGCGTCAAGCAACTACAATCAGCTTCTCCATATCCAAATTTAGTACTACTAAGACCAGGCTGGGTGCAATCAGAAATGTCGGCTAGTGTTGAAGCAGCCAAAATGTCTCCGGATAGTGTTGCTGAAGTATTGGCATGGACGTTAGATGAAGAAACTAAACCTAGGGATTTCAGGATAACCAATGTCTTATTTGAGCCTAAAAAATGAAGAGATATTCCTGTTCCGTAAATTGGAACAGACAGTAGACCTTACTAGGCTTCGTGCTGAAACCTGGAGCCTATTAGCCGATGTGCCTTTTGACGATCGAAACCAAGTTTGCTTACAAACAGGCGGTATCGATGATTGGTACGAAGGCACAGGCGCAATGCCAAAGGGGGAAGACCTATCAAAATTTGATGATATGCATCCTCAACTAAAAGGCACATGGTGGGAGTCATTTATAAGAAACTTGCCATATAAGGTAAGCAGGACACGTATTGCCAGGCTGACTCCAAGAAAATGTTACAGCGTACACCAAGACTTCCATCGTACATTGCATATCGTGATACATACCAATCCAAAATCATATTTTCTTTTTATCAATGAACAGCGATTAATACACATGGAAGCTGACGGGCATATCTGGTATGCTGATACCAAACGCCCACATACTGCATTCAATGGTGGTGACGATAGCCGTTTGCATCTAATGATGCGTGTGGATGACTAGGCAATTATATACCAACATAAATAGCAGTATGAAAATAGTCACTACATCAAGCGATACTATTGAACCAGCACTCTATAATCTATTAGTTCGATTCGTACAGCAAATTATTCTTGACAATCCAAAAATTCCAGCAAGCAAAAATATGGGTCTTGATTCTGAATCAGGACTTCTTTGGAATATTGAAAATAAGAAACGCTGGACGTCGGAGAAGGGTGAAATTGCCATACTATTAAACGATCAGGAAGAAGTAGTTGGGGTCAGTTGTGTTGAACGAACAGAGCAAAGTTTATTGTCCATTGGTGGTATACGCACCTGGGTATTGAAACCCTATAGGGGAAAGAATGTAGTATCTAACATGCTACTAGGATCTAACCTTGAATGGTCGACGCAAAATGATATGGCTGGCATGATGCTGACATTTAATGATTACAATAAATGGATATACGATGGCATCAAAAAGAAAACTTCAGGGAAAGCACCTGGACTCGATAAAATTTGGAGTGACTGGTGGGATGACTGCATCGTGATGTCAAGACCAATAAAGGTTAGATATGTTAATCAGTGGTGTGTTATTAAGCCAACAGGAAGACATTCGCCGGATATATTGAAATCATTGATGGAGGGTCTTGATGCTATCTCCGAATGAACTTTACAGCAAATTTGAATTCACAGAAAACAATCATATAAAGTATTGGTATGATAATGATCCTTCTAAGATATTCAGAGAAGACGACTGGCAACAAACAGTTGGTACAGTAGGGTATAGTATACGTCCTAAGCTAACATTTCGAGGCGAACTTATCCGTACAACAAAGATAATTTCACGTAAGCACAAAGAGCCAATGGCAGTATTTTTCTCTGGTGGACTTGATAGTGAAATCGCATTGCAAGCCTGGATCGAAAGCCGTGCTCCATTTAGACCAGTCATTGTAAAATTCAAGGATGACCTAAACAGCGCAGACGTGAATCAAGCAACTGGCTTCTGTGAGGCAGCTGGATTGACACCAACTTATCTAGACTTTGATCCTGTGGCATTCTACGAAAGCGGAGACTGGCAGCGTATATGCAAAGAATATCAGAGCTATACATTTTATCAGCAGGTTCTATGCAAGGTTGCTGAGGACTTTGCTGAACCGATGATTACTATTGATGAAGTGGAAGTAGAGAAAACACCTGACCTGGATCACTTACTGAAAACAGGTGAGCACCGTATGCATTGGGTGTTCTTAAAGAAAGAAGATCAGGATGGAGTATGGCGTAGATTTGTTGCCAAGACTGGCATACCAGCATACAACAACTTCTATACATATAACCCAGAGACCATGCTGTCTTTCCTTGAGGGGTATGTTGTAAACAGACTGATAACCGATCAGATGCCAGGCAAGATGGGATGGACATCTAGCAAGAACGAAATTTACGGGTCATTGACACGTTATCCATTTGATCCAAGACCCAAGCGCACAGGAGTAGAAAAGCTATTCCATATATGGACAGATGTAGAACATCAGTGTGCTAATCTATTATTTGCAACTGAACCTAGGATTTATGAGTTTGGTGCACATGAATTGATAAAAAATATGAAACAAGGCAAGGTGAGCGTATGCAAGACAATATGAAGTGGTTAGATATGTCTAGCCTGGACGATATCAAATCATTAGCACAAGCGACCTATGCTAATCCGAAAGATACTTACCCAGTAGCATTACAGCCCGATTCGCGTATGTTTGAATTGTTCTTGGTACCAGAAGATATAGGCGGACATGAATGGCGTAAAACACTAGGCGTATATGATAAAGAAGGCAACCTAGTGATGGTTGCTGGTATACGACGTATGCAATATCAGCCTGTATGGTTGTTGAGCTTTGTACTCAGTAATCAAAAGAACATGGCAATGGTACGTAATTTCCGTGATATGATCATGGCGTTATGTGACTATCATGAAAGCATTGGTATCAATGAATGGTATGTATCTAGTCCAGGTGGTAGAGAAGAAAGCTACCGTAAAATTATGCGTTTCCTGCGCGAGAGATATATAACATGGGTAGAGTGTACTATTCCGGCTGGAACTCGTAGTCCGTGGCCAGTTTATCATAGTATGCTAGGTTATGCAATACACAATTTTGACGTGAATCTACGGAGGTATGTGAAACGTAGAGAACGCATGGAGCCAGACGAAGAATGATAACACTAAAACAATTTATAGATGATAATGTCGCAACATATCGTGCGACACAACAAGTTCCGTATATTTTTGCGGTACTTATACCTTTTCACTTTTTAGCAATATACGGGCTATATCTCGGATATCAAAACTGGGACTGGATCTATGCCGCCTGGTTTGTTGCTGGATGGGTAGTTTTTGGCGGACTTGGTGCATGTGTTGGACTGCATAGATGGATCAGCCATAAGGCTATTGAAGTACGTCCGTGGATGAAACCCGTTATGCATTGGATAATGGTATGTAGTTGTCAAGGCAGCGCCATATGGTGGGCCGCATTGCATCGTGGATATCATCATGCACACGCCGACAATCCAGAAAGAGACATCCATACTCCTAAGGATGGATTCTGGCATGCATATCAGGGTTGGATGTGGAAAGTAAAACATGATACGATCAATTTGAAATATGGTATTGAGTATCTCAAGGACAAGAGTTTAGTGTGGCATCACAAACACTACAATCAGATCCTATGGGGAACACTGGTATTGATGATGGCAATTGATCCAATGTTTGCATTTTGGTTCTTTGTGATTCCTACGATGTTCTCACTGCATAGTGATAGTATAGTAAATTCTGTATGCCATATTCCAGGTGCAGGCTATCGTTTTTATAACACAAAAGATCAGAGTGTTAACGTACCTTTGGTTGGGTGGTTTTGTTGGGGACAAGGTTGGCACAATAATCATCATAAGAGCCCAAGGCATTTTGACTTTGGTACTACTGTAAGTGGCAAGTGGTGGGAATTTGATCCTTGTTTGTTGCTGGTACCATTTATATCGCCCTGGCACGAAACCAAGCGTCTCTGGGGTCAGTGGTATAGAGCCTGGCGACATAATGAGAATGCAACCCCAGTGGAGATCGTGTAATGGGTTGGCTTTGCGTTGCTGCCAATATCGAGAACGAAGTAGTATATGCATGTGAAGATATGGAAGAGTTGCAATGGTTGACTGAACCATACTTCAATGTCATTCCTAAAATATTTGCCCTCAAGGACGAAGAAATAGAATGGCTACGTGCAGGACAGTTTGACTTCCGCATTCGCTACAATGGTCATCGCGCTGTGTACTTAGAGAAGATTGAACGCAAAGACGAAACACGCCAGCTGAGCAAGCTGATATTATACAAGCACAAATTATTCAATCTATTCAGAGGACGTATTGAACATGGCTGGCACAAAGCCAAAAGCTTGATGCCAGAACTTGATTTGGTATATGAGCGCAAGTACAAAGAAGCACTTGACATACTAGAAAATAAAGAAAAATCCATATACTACCATGACGGATTGGTTGCAGATTATGCGCTTGAAACAGGAATGAAGATAGAGCATGCAGCCAGGCTGATAAAAGTCAAACATGAAAATGCAATGACGCACGTGCGCAAGTTGGAAAGATTAAGGATTAGACATATGACCGCTATCAAGCGAGCAAAGGCTTTAGAGGAATTGGAAAAGGTCCACGGTGCTATTGACAAAGACCTCTTTACCAATATGTTACTATGACCCAGAAACTTGTTTATTACACACCACAGGCGCTGTTCAGCATACCTGAGATCAAGCAGAAGTATGCCAAAGAAGCCGCGTTCTGTAGCATGTTCAATGGATCAATCAGTTTGATTGATCGTACAGGAGCAATTGATATCCCTCCTGTTGACTGTCTTGTGCTGGATCATATTCCAGAGGCAGCAAAGCCACGTAGCTTCAGAGAAATATGCGAAGATAGATGGCAAGGAATCGTAGATCAAATTGATGCTGGTAAAGACATTGTTATCTTCTATTCCGGAGGTATTGATAGTACCTTGATCGTGTGTCTTGCATTGATGCATCCAGATTGGACCAAGCATGCAAAACATATACACTTGGCATTCAACGAAGATTCCGTGAGAGAAAATCCTACATTCTTTGAAAAGTATATCATACCTGGATTTGCTGATCGATTGATCAATGCAAGCGAATTCCATACACTGATACAGGATGATCGTTATGTATGTGTCACAGGCGAATTTGCTGACAACATCTTTGGTAGCTTGACACTCAAGAGCTATATGGATCACACCGGAGACTTTTCAGTGATACATGGTAACTTTGAAACACAAGGGTTGCCCTGGCTGTTGGCAAAAGTCAAAGACCATACACAGGTCGTAAATTGCCACGAGATGCTCAAAGTTTTGCTTGAGCAAGCACCAAGGAAGATGTTATCAAATCATGACTGCTTCTGGTGGTTGAATTTTGCTACCAAATGGCAAGCAGTCAAGTTCCGTCTAGTAAGCCATGCTCCTACTCCGGAGTTGGTCAATGCCATGGCCCAACGTGTGTTGCATTTCTTTGAAACCAAAGAATTCCAGCTATGGGCATTGTACACAGACGAAGATAAAGTATTGACAGACTGGTATAGTTACAAGTTACCAGCTAAAAAATTGATCTTGGAATGTAACGGAGACTTTGAATACTTCAAGTATAAGACCAAGTATCCTTCAATACCTAGTCTTACACGTTATGCCAATATGCACGACTTCATCTACCTGGATGAAACTACAGGAATCTTTACTGCTTCAAAGAGCTTCCTGGCATTAGGATCGTGATCAACATTCATACGCCACATCAAGCGTTCCTGTCCATCGTCGAGCTCACATGCAGTTCGACGATGCACAAACGGAAAGTTGTCGTATATAACTAAATCTGTTTCGTCCCAATGATGTTCATATGTACAATCAGGCTGCTTTGACATCTCTTCTAGCATCTCAGCAACAATACCTGTGCCTCGCGGCTGACCGCCTACTTTGGTATCTACGATCCATCCTTCATTTTGTGTTTCATCTACGTAGTAGTTGACACGCGGACAATACTCGTCTGTGATTGGATGCTTGGTCATGCTAGGAAATTCTTGTAGATCTTTTCCAGGCTCATACCAGCTTTGTTGGACGATGCGAGTCATTCCCCAACGACGTTTAAGATCGTCGTTGACACCCTTAAATGCCTTAGGGGTATTCATCCAGATAGTAAAACCAGCTTCGGGATTGGGGCAGGTACGCATGTAGATCGCTCTGTGCGGGAAAGCATAGCTAACAGCATTGGGAATATCTGCATGCCATGGCATTTCTCTGTCACCTAGTCTTGCACTGATCTTGTTGCTGATAGCACTGATATATTCGGTACGACCATCTGGCATGATTATAGGAATAGACTTTTCTTTGCTGTAGGAATATCTATCTTCCTTCCACGGAATACCAAAGCGTCTTGATACTCTCCAGAACTGGAACGGATCAAGTTTGATTTTCTTGAACACAAGTATCTTGCGTTCATACAACATCTTGGCCAGGCTACCAGGTACGATATTTTCTAACCAATCGTGTGGACCTTCAAATATAGAACCCCAGTCATCAAATATATCAGATGCTCTAGTTCTAGGATCAACTTTATCAGACATTATAAAAGTCCTCCAGACCTGTTTTCTTCAAGAACGCCGGCGAAAATACACCGTCGACTCTCATGCTCCAGCCAGTGTATTGGCATGGATCGCTACCATGCCAATTGGCATTGTCAAACAGCGCAACACGGCTGGTGACATTGTGTTGCACTTTTTCATCATCGTCCCATACCCAAAAATTCTTACGTCCGTCTAGGCTCAACCAAATGAATTGATCTTTACGGCTTACACCGTCTGGATAATCACGATGCCTAATGCTTGATACACCGGGCTCGTTTACAAAGAACACAACACGCCCATATTCACTGAATATGTTCTGTTCTTCTAACCAGACTTTCAAGAAGTTGAAAAATTTGAAAGCAGGAGTGTCAACACAATGCGCTGCCTTGTGCTTGTTAAAATAATCTCCGCCGCGTACTGTGCGTAGATGTATTGCTTCGTTTAGCGCAACCACGTCGTACATGTATTTGCAGAACAACTGTATCTTGGGAGCAGACCCCAGTAGCTTTAGCATATTACGATGCTCATAATTTTCATCGTCGATAAGCTTCTTTGCAAAGTCACCAAGTTCAACTAATGATTGATCATACAGATTATCTTGTGCTCCTACTATACTTGGATATCTAAAAGGATGACTAGCGGCTAATGCAGCCGCTATTTTATGCTTTTGCAAAGCCAATGATTGTATATCAATATGAGGTTCTAGATCAAACCAAGGCTGTCCTTTGATGTTGTGCATGTCAGTCTTTCTTTATTAACCTATCAATTGCATTGGCTAACTGTTCAACTGTCTTGACAACTTCGAGGCCGTCATCAGATAGTTCAACGCCAAACTCTTCTTCAACTGCCATGACCATTTCAATTGAATCAAGGCTATCGAGTCCTAGGTCTTCGACGAAGTTTGAATTAGGCCAAACATCTTTGACATCAATCTTGCAGTATTTTGCAACAACTGCTTGTATTCTTTCTAGTGTATCGTTCATAGTGCGTCCCATATTACGTGTATCCTATCTGTTTTGCCTCGGTTCCAAAATGAGTGCGGCAAGCCATTCTCTAACCACCACACAGTTCCTACAGGCATGAAGCATTCTTCTCCGTCAACTTCGCAGGCAGCATCGGGATTGGTATGCAATACCAAATGATAACGTCCGTACTTGCTGAAGTAGTCGCCTTCATCAGTATGACGTGCTACTTCGCATTCGGCTAGTAGTTTACTAAGGAATATACGACCAACATCTTTACATCCAAGATGTTTTGATATACCCATGACACGATCGTATATTGCACTGAGTGCTTTCATGTTCAATAGCATTTTATTATCAAACACTTCTAAGATATCATTTGCTTTGCGTGTGTCGTATCCTGCAGGTGCCATGATATAACGTAGATGTATATTTTCAGTATGACGTAATGCAGCCGTCATACGTTGTCTACTTTGATTTTGCACCCAGGCTATCTTTACTTGATCGCTATCACCGACTAACCATTCAGTTGCCAACGGCATAGTTTGGTCAGTCATCAAGAGCTTGAAATTTTTATAAGTTGTTTCGCTCATCAGCTGTTTCCTTTTATCAATTCCGGATGATACATTTCAATTAGGCTTTCAAGTTCTCCGGCAAACATTCCTGCTGGGTCTTTGCTAATTTCAATTTCAAATATATGATCGTACATTGTGAGGTTTAACTCTTTTGACAAAGAATCAACAGCTTCTTTTTCGGCCTTGAATCTATCTGTATTTTTTAGATATGCTAACTTCAGCATATCTGCAGATGTCCAACAGCGCCATTGATAGCATGCAGAATCTGTTTCTGTTTCCCAATGTCCTAGATAACCTGTAGAAATGGCGCAACCCCAGGTTAGGCTAGAGTAGCTAAGTATCCATGTACGAATTGATGATGTTGTGTTCCCAAACCATACATCAGTTTTGGAGTCGTTGATGGAAGGAAATTTTCCATTCCATTTACGTAATAGCATCATCATTTGCTGTACCTCATTATACTAGTATTTATCGTAGGAGTTGCGACGTATGGAATTGATCGAGATCATTGAATATCCGTTAGTTTTTTTAGTATGGACATTTTGTTTATACTGGATACATCGTGTTGGTCATCGCATTCCTTTTGTTAACAAGTTTCACCAGGATCATCATTTATACATCAATCGCAAGGGCGGAACCACATGGCATTGGAATAATTTGTTACTTTATAATGATACATGGAAAAGCACTATAGATTTATGGATCACAGAAGTTATTCCAACACTTATATTTTCAGCAGTGACCGGACATTGGTGGGTTATCATCTTCTATTATTTTTGGGCAGCATTACTACAAGAAGTAATTGAACATAATCCTAAATTTGATTGGTATCCGTTTATTACAAGCGGTAAGTGGCATCTGGTGCATCATCGCCATCAACGCAAAAACTATGGACTGTTTATTCCTCTATGGGATAAGCTCTTTAACACATACAAACATCATAATGGTTGAACATGAGACATCTTATACCTAACGCTTTCACAAATACACGAGCTAACGATAACATCGCTATAGATATGAAGTGGCAACGTCCTATCATATTTGTAGAAGCACCTGGAACAACATCATACGACATATTTTTATATTGGCATCGACGTTCAATGCGTGATCCAAACTATGCTGGATTTATGGATCTCTTGCTAAATGTCAGGGGAGTCAATGACATTGGATGGACTGGAGAATATACCAGCCCCACAGATGTAGTTACATACGAAGAACCATATCTAGTTGAAGGTGATGTATCAGTTAAAACAAGAATTGGTACTATTAAAGAAGCATTTGAAAAACGTGTTGATTTTGCCAACACACTTTTTATCAATGCACGTTCAACATATATACGATATTACACTGAACCAGTTCATCCAGACTTACAAGAGAAACAAAACATGGTAGAAGATCAATTCTTTAGAGCAGCTAGACTAGTATTCATTGAAAAGAGCTTTGATCCTATATTCCAACTAGTACGTATGTCCAGGCAGGCTCTCCCGGATGATGCTGAGTTTGAGATTACACAACTACAGCTTGACTGGTATGTTGCATCTACAATGCGATATCGTATGCTTAAAGAAAAGTGGAGAAAGAAATCTGCTATACTAGGTGTTGAATGGTATCAAAAAGGAAAGATGGAACTTAGTTGGCCGGATAAGGTTACCGCACAGTTAAACATGCCAGTTGATCAGTGGTGTCGTGCATCTTCTTTTCCTAAGAGGACATACAAGTCCCCAACTAACTTCAAAGAAGCAGATGCTTATCTTAAAGAGAAGCTGGCAAGCTAAAAACTTTTGCGGCTTCTGGTAACGACATTATTGGTGAAAATCTTAAACTGAAAATAAGTCTAGTGGTGTTATTGTTGTTGATGACAGAATGCCATTCGCTTGTGCTAACAAGCATCGGACGGTCTAAACAAACAGTAGCGACAGTATCAAGGTCTTCCATATCTGCCATTGGAACACGTACATTACCGTAAGGACTATGCTTCTCTCCTTCGAGCCTGGTAATTTTTCCAGGCTTGACTTTATACCAAGACATATAGCTACCAACATCGCATGTTAGCGGAATATTTAATGCCCATGGATGAGAAATGAATCCATTCTTGATTACTTCTGGATCACTGCTAGGATCTTTGTGTGGATTCATACAACTGTTTGGTCCAGTTACTCCAAAGAATGCAGAAGCTGGTTTCAATCCTCTACCGACTATCCAAGGTTCGTTGTTAAATACTGACAGATCACTACGTTCGACACTGACAGTATTTTTTTGTGGCTTCTTAAGATGTTCGGCTTGATACTTGTCTTTCCATAGACTGAATATCTTATTAAGATCGATATCAAGATGTGCAACAGGAAAATTATACATAGTGTTATTTAACCGTGATTGTAAACTACAGGAGCATGCATGTATCTAGTTAAGAAAACATTTCGTAAGAACAAAGACGCACAGTTTTTTGAAGATGGCGCATTTGAAGCATATCAACAAAAAATGTATCGTACAAAATGGTCATACGAACATAAGATAGTAGACTCTGATACACTAAGACATATCCATGTTTGGCCAAATGAAGACATATATCAAAGATGGGCAAACGATCCAACTGTGCTAGTGTTTGTATCAAATCTTGACAAGTACAACAAGGAAAATTCTATTTCCTGCAACGAAATACACGCTAAGGTTTAATACGCCTATTGGGATTAACAAACGTACCATGCGCCTTGGCAGCGACTGTACCCATGGTACCCCACCTGGCAAGATCCTGCTGATACACCATTGCCTCTAACTGTATCAATTGTCTTGAACCGGCAGCTAGTGTGACATGACACATCAACCATCTATTGGCACGTACAGGATGGAGGAATTGTGTGCTCAGTTGTATAGTATGCGCAAACTTACCTTCAGTCATGTTATAACAGAACGCACCCATACAATGATCCAAGAATGTCATTGTGGCACCACCATGTAGAACCTTGGCAGCATTCAAGTGCCTGGGTTCTACATACCACGCAAAGCTAGCCTCCATGTCGTTGTCCCATCGGAACCATACATCCATTGTATGAGAGATGTAGTCGTTCCAGTCTTTACGACGTTGGCTGTATCCTTGTTGATTAAGGACTTCCGAGCACAAACTTAGTACGGAACTCGTAGAGTTCTCGTTGGCTAATTCCGTGCTGTGATCTGATGGCTTTGTCATTTCTCATTCCTGATTCGTAATCCATCCACTTGTCCTTGTTGATAAAGGAACGTAGCATTTCAGCTTCTTGGCGGCTAAGATACATGCCATCCTGCTGATAGTCTTCCCATGCTTCACATGCGATAGGGAACAGCGGCTTGGCCAGCTCATACATGGCATTGGCAAAGTCTTGTATCTCCTGCTGTGCGTGGCTATCTGCACGTAGACGAATCATGTGTAGGAAGTTCTTGAGATTGGCCTTCCAATAGATGATGGTATAATTGTTTAGTGGTAGCGTGATACGTGCAAGCTCTCTGCTGAGCTCATCGCTTAGTTGATCTTGATATACATCGTATGAGACCTTGTTCACATGTTCCATGCGAGCAAGTACACGTACCTTGGTACCAATGTCCATTTCGCCATCGCGGCCCTGTCGATTGGTCTGGCTCTGCGGTGCAAGATATTCTGCTTCAGGTACATAGAATTCATCACTCATTTCGCTGTAGCGTCCAGAGTATTCGTTAATGCTGGCAGTACGATGTCGCACCAGCTGACGCATGATAAAGATTGGCATCTTGATCATGAACTTGACTTCACACATTTCAAACGGTGTAGTATGTTGATGCCGCATTAGATAACGAATCAGATTGCGATCATCATTGATTGTTTTTGTGCCTTGCCCGTAGCTGATACGAGCGGCTTCGGCAATGTCTGCATCGCACCCCATATGGTCGACGAGTACAACGAATCCGTTGTCGTGTACCTTACGTGCATTGTCTCCTTGGACATCTTCCCAAGTTAACCATTTTGATTTTTCTTCTGCCACGAGTTACTCCTAATATGATATCTTATTATAAGATATCATGTGTATATACGCAAGAAATTTCTTGCTCAATCATCAGAGAAATGTTGTCCTAATAAAGTTCTGACATGTTTATGTACAGCATGTTTCAACTTCTCTGTATCCATTTTTACATCTATATTCTTTACGCGACTTACCAATTGGTCGAGTCCGCTAACATTAAATAGCTCACTGGAATTTTTAATCCCTCTGAGTTCTTCTTGTTTGATGACCAACATTTCGCCGCCGTCAAGATATATAGTGACTTGTTCAATGTACTCAACGGGGACGTCGTCCCAAACAACATCGCCGAGCAATTCCTCAAAACTTCGATCTTTCTTTTTTATAGCCACTAATCAGTCCTTTAGGTATCGTTGTTAGTTAGTTGACCGCGGTTAGACATATTCTGTTCATGCTCAAGAGCCGCAACAATAACTGCCGCTGCCTTTATCATAGAGTCTCGCCACTGAGAACTATCCGGGGATCTACCCTTGTTGGACACTTCAGCATTAAGATAGGAAGAAGCGATCGCTGACCAATCGTTTGGACCATGTCTTAAGTCGTACTCTGATCCCCAGAGATCCTTCTGCCTATTTCTTTCTGTAGCAATTGATTCTAAGATGTTTTCAGTTGTCATGCTTCAACGGCGGTCTTAGCATCTGCACCCTTGCGAGGACGACCAGGTCGTGATGGGTCTAATGTATCCGCTTCTTCTCTAAGCTTCTTAGCTTCAAATTCAAACTGCAAAGCCTGACGACGCATGCCTTCAGCAATAGTCTTGTCATCCAATGTACCTGGCGCAGAGCGTTGTGTTAAAGGAGGAACATCTGCTTCGCCGCTGATATCACCGCTTGTGGTCTTCTGTGGAATCATCTGCTTTAACTGCGCATTAAGATCAGCAAGGGAAATGGTAACATTTGGCAAAGGAGTCATTGTGATTTCAGCAACAGGGACTTTTGTAAGTAAACCGCGCTTGTGCAAGTCTTCCAATACCTGCCCGCCATTGATGAATGAAGTACGCGATGCTACCTTGTAGAAATCCATGTCGGACTGCCCTTGGTTTTCTACGATATGCATCAGTTCATCAGATAGTTCTGGTTTCATGTCTTGTGTGAATGCCACCAAAGCCTGATCTGGTGCATCTGGTAGTTCTCTGAACACTACTACCAATTTCTTATTATCAGTTGATTTACCGATGTGTTTGATAAATGAGCTCATATTAAGCACCACTTTCGTTAGCAGCCGCCAGTGCTACTTGTTTACCTTCTTCTGCCGCTGCCTTAGCCGCTGCCTCTTCCGCTGCCTTAGCCTGTTCTTGTGCCGCTTTAACAAAGGTGCTAATTTTATCAAATAGTTCACCGATAGGTTTTAATTCGTTTGCACGGAACGCACCGCGTTGCGTACAAATTTCAATTACGTTAGCCATTGTAGCCAAATCGTTAATGTTTAGATTAGTCATGTTGTATATCTCCTTATGATGACTGGTTGAGTTAACCATGCATTTATTTAATGATGTATATCAAAAGCCTGGTCTAGGGTTTTTGAAAAGAATAGCGGCTCCGAAGAGCCGCTA